GTATTTTCTAGAAGGGGGATGGTAGCATCAAATGCGTCTTTTTGGATACAGAGGGACGAGGATAAGATCTCCTGAACAATCGGTTCGATGTCGACTTGATTGGACCGATCATTAAAATCCACACGAAGATGAATCATAAGAAAGGGGGAATCAGGATGTTGTGCCATGTAGTTCGCAATCTCTTCCATGACGGATGTCAATGTATGCTCCATGAGATACGTATGAGACAAATACACGTGTCCCTTGTAAAAAGAGAGGCGAAAATCAAGCCATCGTATGCCCTTCTCCAATTGTTCTGTGATGGTGAGGGACTGATTTCGGACCCATGGGAGAACAACACATGAACAACTGTTTAATAGGGATCCGTAGGTGCAGCTGTTATGGGTTCCGTAGAGGGGCATGTTATGGTGTAAGATTTTATAGGGTTTGCTACCCTGCATTGTGCCTCTCCATGAGAGAGGGGTATGTTTGTGAAGCATACGCTTGCGTCTCCATATGGTGGTTCAAGAACGTGTAGGCCCCCTGAGAGGGGGTCGCACGGTGTTGGGTGTTTCATCTGAGGCGTCAAAACTGTCAAAATAAAGAAATTGAGTCCGGAGGGGTCGACCTATTTTTTAAGTCATACAAAATTACAAAATTGTAATTATTTTGTCTCGCCTATTCTATTAGGCAACGCGGGGGAAGCCGACCAAAGATGCCCCGAGCCCAAAACCTGCCCCCTGTCGAGCTGTAACAGCAACTGACGGGGAAACAGCGTCGAGCATCGCAAAAACGACGGCGGCGAGGACAGCCAGGGTGGCGACCTCCTCCATCGGCAGCGCGCGCTTGGGGATGAAGATCGCGGCGGCGGCAATCACGAGACCCTCAATCAAATACTTGATAATGCGGTTGATAATTTCAGCAAATCCGTAGCCCATCATGTTCTATATTCCATCCATAGAAAAAAAGACGCGCGTGTCGGAGAAACTCATACGCATCGCATCGCGACGCAACGAGTTTAAAGCATCGCCCTCTTCCTCTTCTAGACATGAGCACACCCGACGTCGTGGAAGATTTTTTGGAGGAGGACACTGAGATCCCTGGCCAGCGCTACGTTCTTCTGAGCTTCATCAGCCCGGAGAAAGTTCTGGAGAAAAAGGACATTTTCTTTTTTGAGTCCTTCCTGAAGACCTATGAGGTGGATTGGAAGCTGAAGAACCTAGAGGGATTTCTCGTGGACACTGTGAAGCACATTAACGCAGAGCTGGAGGAGAAGTCGAAGGATCTGGACAAGAAAGATCAACAGGAGGCCGCTGAGATCTGCCGTAAGAGCCGTCTTCGCATTGATGATGTGATGAGCCAGTATAGCTCCTATGTCCAGAAGAATCAGGAGAAGGTGACGTCTTCCACGCTGGTCACGGCGTATGACGACTTCCTATTTGCGAAGAAGACCGCATTGGAGGAGGAGTTCTATGCGAAGAATGAGTTCCGCACGAGCATCCGTGGTGTGAAGATCCGCGGTGTGTTTGGGAACCAGAAGGAGGCGGAGATCAAGGCCAAGAAGCTCCAGGGCAAGGACAAGTATCACAATATCTTTATGGGTGATGTGGGCAAGTGGACGCCATGGGACCCGTCTCCGAATGAGGTGAAGGACCAGGAGTATAACAATGATCAGCTCAATACGCTGATGAAGAAATACAAGGAGAACGAGGATTCGCGTGAGAAGGCGTTTGAGGAGCGTAGCAAGGGCTCCAAGCAGGTCTTTGGCTCATCTACGACGGGCGCCTCCGATTCCATGGACGGCATGTTTGGCGGTTCGGATCTGGCCCTTCAGCGAAAGATGGAGAAGCCGGTGGTGACCATCGAGCGTGTGGATGATTCCAAGGAGTCTGCCGAGTCCACAGAAACGCCCAAGAATGTTACGATTCTGCCGTAATCGCACAATATGAGACATACATGAGATACCAAATACTTTTTTATGAAAAAAAGCGTTTCCTATCTTTATGCGTAATATCCATCGGACGGGACATTGCCTCCCACATAGTTCGAGACGCAGGATTTGGAGTGATTGTCACAGAAGCTTCCTTCAGGGCAAACCTTGCGGCAAAATGGGTCAGCAGGTCCCGTGGCTAGAGTAGTACCGCGTGCCGCGAGAGGGACATCAATAAAGGCCTGATCATGATCTACAAAGGCCTGATCACTGGGCATCTCTGAGCCATTCTTTTGTGCTTGCTCATGTGCCACCTGTTCTTCTACCATATCTTCAAAGCCAGACACGATATAATGCACTTCCGCCTGTCCAATGTAACGGATCAGTGCGGGCAAAAACGTAACAATAAGAGCAAGGAGCACAAGCATTGCAACAATGCCCATCGGTTTCGTGTTCGCCATCTTCTAGCCGTAGGAGAGGTTTTTTACGGTTCGTTGCGAGCCGTTACCATTTCTTCTGAACATTAATGGCCGGTCCTCGGAGTTTCATATTGGCCCTCGGATCAAAATCATTCACCTGTTCCTCCTCTTTGATGCGAGCAAGCATCTCGGATTGACGCCACAATTCAGGCGCACCCATCTTGAACTCTCCGTGAACTTCGGCCTTATACCAAAAGATCGTGTCTTCTAGTTTATTGCTTTGCGTATTGTTATTAATGACCAAACACTCGTAGTTCTGTGTACACTGGTCCATCATTTGACAGAAGAACTCAAAAGAGGGAAAGGCGGATCCATAGTTTTGATAAAGGCGCTGTCGGTTATTCATATAGGGCTCTCGCAAAATGAAGACATAATCTACGTTGGTTCGAAGTGCAGGCTGAATACCGAGGGGGAACTGCATGGTAATAATGAAGAAGACCTTGAGCCAGCGACCGTTCATAAACAGATAGCGAATGTTCTTGTCGTGGGTCCACGAGTCGTCATACATACAGTCATCCAGAATGAGAAACGCACGAGGGTCAATGGCGGCTTTGATGCCCTTCTCTTCGTTTTGTTGAATCTTTTGCATGACCAGTTTTTGACGCTTGACAAAGTTGGCCAGAATAACAGCATTGTATTCACCGTGAATGAACATGGGTGGAACGATCTTTTTAAAGAAACCGTTTGACTCCTCCGTTCCTGAAATGACGCATCCCATCGGAAGATCTTGATGATGGAACAATAAATCGCGAACGAGAGTGGACTTACCGGTACGTCGGCGACCAATGAAAACAGCAACCGCATCTTGTGGAATGGATTTCATCACAAACTTCCGGAGACTGACATTGACTCCTCCTTGTGCTGCCATCCTGATTTCTAGACTATCACCTGTTTTAAGGTGCGCCATAGAAACACATTCAGAAGTCTTTGACGGAAGGAGATGAAGGCTGTCCGCAAGACGCTCCTCCAACAGCCCTGCCGAAGTCGTCCATTGACTGAGAATGATCGCACCACCTTTTCGGATTATTCCCATCTTCAACGATACTTTCCTGCCATGGATTACTTTGCAGTGCCTGAGATGAATGCGAAAGACGCTGAACTTCCCAGTCAGTATTGGATAGAAGAATGGGAGAAAGAGGATCGTCCGAAATTCTGGAAGGCTCGTCGCCGATCGGCCACTACCGAATCAGAACCGTGCGACGTCTTCACCAAAATCGTCCACCTCTTGAATCCCATTGACCTGATCAAAGAGAAATACGTATGCCCTGAACATCCGCTCCTCCCTCAAAGCGAAAAGGCCTGGAAACAGACCCTTCACGCCCTTCATCGGCATAACAACCAGGCCTATGTGGATGCAGTCGCGAATTTTGTATTGAGTCGGTTTCGTGAAACGAATATGACCCCGCACTGTGTGCTGTCCTATGGAGCGATGACGGGAATCAGTGACAAATATCAATACAACATCACGCCCGAATACGATTCCTATCGCCAGTGCCGATGGTTTTGGAAGGGAATGGAATCCTATCGTGCAAGTCTGACAGTGATCAAGGGAGATTGTTCGCACCCCGATCTAGAGGAGATTTGTCGTGAATTGGTGACCTGTCCTTTTGATGATGAGGAGATGATTACAATTTCTCCTTTGGATGGTGTGGAAGATAATACGGATGTGGAGTCGGTTCATTCGTTTACGTTTGATACG